ACTGGCTGCTGATTGGTAACCCGTGTTACTGGCTGCTGATTGGTAACCCGTGTTGCTGGCTGCTGATTGGTAACCCGTGTTACTGGCTGCTGAATAATTACCCGTGTTGCTGGCTGCTGATTGGTAACCCGTGTTACTGGCTGCTGATTGGTCACCCGTGTTGCTGGCTGCTGATCGGTCACCCGTGTTGCTGGCTGCTGATTGGTAACCCGTGTTACTGGCTGCTGAATAATTACCCGTGTTGCTGGCTGCTGAATAATTACCCGTGTTGCTGGCTGCTGATTGGTAACCCGTGTTACTGGCTGCTGAATGGTAACCCGTGTTGTGAATGGCATTATCACCATTTAATCTTTCAGTAATATACGCAATTGCACGGCTGACAATTTCTGGTATGCGTAATTCGGCATTTATCTTAATTTCAGCCGATGCGATTTTTGAATCACCATCGTGACGCGATATGTCCCCAGATGCAATAACCTCGCAATATCGGCTATCTGCCGGATTGTAATACTTTAATACATCAAGCGGATATTCCACAGAATGGAATCCTGATTCGCAGGCTTTAACATCGCCTTCATGTTTGAATTTTTTGCCGATTGCGAACTGATAATCCCTGCATTTCAGGTCTTTATCGAAGCCTTTGATTGCGATTATTGCTGGTTTTTTCTTAGCCATGACGGTGCTCCTATGAATGTGTAAAGACAGTAAACCCGATTTTGTCGGCTGTCAAAATGTAAATATACGTATGGCTATTTATACAGCACTGCAATTTTATCCAGTGCTTCGGCTGGTGAGCGGGCAATGATGTATTTACCCGCCCGTTGATTGACAGCCAGCTCGCGTAATTTCTGCGCCTGCCGTTGTGCGCCGGTCAGCGTCTTGACTTCGACCTCGACGTATGCGCCTATCTGTTTGCCGACCATATCAGCCGTAATCGTAACAGGCACGACACACGCGATATCAGCCATGCCAGGCTGCCCGACGTTCACCGTGCGATTACCGTACAGCGTGCGAAACGTGCCTACGTGCTGACGTTGCGCTAGGTATCCGGCGGACGATAGCGCGATCAGGATTTCATTCTGTATGGCGGTTTCTTTGTTCATGCTGATTTTTTCCCGCGTGTGGCAAACGATTTAGCCGCCCATGAATCCGCAAACTTATAACCACGCGACCGGCCTAATTCTGCCAATTCCTCGACAGTGTGGCAATCCCATTCTTCTTTTTTACGGGTTACATGTGCGCGGCGTTTCATCAACTCCCTCTGCTCCCGCGTAACCTCAACCAGCTCGCCTTCCTGTATTTCCATTTCGGCGCGTTCTTTGGCGGTATATTCGTGGCCGCATTGTGGGCATATCGGCGCTGGCCTGTGTATCGCGAAACACATAGGGCAGCTGCGTATTCCGGCTGCGTTTCCGTCTGTATTGCGGGGGCGTTTTTTCATGCCTTCGAGCGACCAGTCACGGTCATCGTCTGGAAAGCCATGCCGCGCACAGTTTCCGACGTGATCGAGTATTGTGGCATAGTCTTTGCCTTCAAACGGTCGTAGCGCACGTCCTACCTGTTGCAGATATAATCCTGTCGAGGCGGTCGGGCGTAATAGTATGGCGGTCTCGATTGCGGGTAAATCAAACCCCTCGCTCACAATCTCGCACGATGTCAGTACCAGCGTTTCGCCGCGCTCAAACCTGGATAGCACAGCATCACGGTCTTCTGTTTCACCGTCGAGCGATTCGGATGTTACCCCTGCTGACTTAAATTCCTCGCATACATGCTGCGCGTGTGCAACCGTACAGCAAAACACAATGGCTCGCTTGCCTGCTGACAGTTTCAAATAATGATCGACTGCATCGCCGGTAATTTTTGGCTTGTCCATGCGTTCGGATATTTCATCCTTGGCATAATCCCCAGCGCGTTTTTTTACATCGGATAAATCAACCTGCATCGGCGGCGAGAATACGCGGTAATCACAAAGATAGCCAGCGTCGATCAATTCCCGCATGGTAGCGCCGATAATGATATCGTCGGCAAATCCACCCGAACCAACGCCAAGCCCTTTCGCATCGCTGCGGATTGGTGTCGCTGTCACTGGTAGCAATAATGCTTGCGGGTTTGCTTCTGATACTTTGCCCCATGTATTGCCGACAGTTAAATGATGCGCTTCATCGCAGATAATAATATCTGGCTTGCGTGGCATTTTATCCATGCGCTTAACGAGCGTCTGCACACTGCAAACTTGCACTGGTGCGGCTGGATGCACATGCACTAAATGATTCGCCTTGAATTGCAAAATCTTGATGCTGCGGATAATTTTTTCAGGCGCGATAATTCCATGCATGCAATTGAATCTTGCCAGCGTCATGGATATCTGTTTTACCAGTTCCTGTCTGTGCGCGATAATCCATACTATTTTTTCTTTCTGCGCTGCTGAGTTTGCCACGTATGAGAAAATCGTAGTCTTCCCGCCGCCAGTAGGCAGCACCACGAGCGGCGCTTTTTTGCCGCTGCGATATGATTGACGAATGGCGGTAACGAGTTCGTCTTGGTAGTCGCGGAGTTCGATCATTAAAATAGATCACCGGTTTCTTTTGTTTCATCTGAAAAACGGTCATTAGCCATTGATAGATTTATCTTTGCCTGCTTGAAATACGAGTCCTTAAGCTCTATTCCGATGGCCTTTCTGCCGAGCGATACCGGGCTATAAACCTCGCTACCAACTCCCATAAATGGAGTTAATACAGTTTCCCCAACATTGGAATATAAATCAACCAGCCTATCAATAACGTCTAGCTGCAACGGGTGTACATGCTTCTCGTCGTCCTCCTCTTTGCTATCGCGAAACGGCAATACATTATCTATACGGATATCATCCCAAACGCTAGAGGCATAACGCTGCCAGATATAGTGCGAAAGTTTGTTTGACTTTGGGTCAAGATTTTCTCCGTAATACATTTTGTTTAGCGTATCCCATAATTCTTGTTCTGTTAGCTTTGACTCGTTAGCATTATTCCATGCTCGCAAGATATTAGGCAGAATAGGCGTTTCACCAGCGTAGCGCTTAAATCCGCATGTATGCGTTACTGGTACGGCGTTTTCACCTTTCTTTGTAAAGATCAACACATAGTCAGGCATGGCCGTAAAGCATTGCGTAGAGTCCTCTACTATCAATTTATGCATCAGGCTCTTAACCATTGTCCGCATACGAACCTTTAACGGCTCTTTCCAGATTGTAATGCGGTTTCTGTATTGAAAACCGTATTTCTGGTGGATGCGGATTATCTCGTTAGGAAAGTCCCAAAGGTTGCACGAGTTATCGAAAACATCTGTAGCGTGAACCGCTGTAATTCTTCCTGGCTTTGTTACTCTTGCAATTTCTGATACCAGATAATCGTACTGCTCTAAAAATTGTTCCTTGCTTTCGCAGTTTGAAAAATCCCTCTCGCTAGAGCTGTAATTATATAGGCCAGCAAACGGCGGGGAGTATATTGATAGGTCTATAGACTGATCTGGAATTGACGGCAATACCTCCATGCAGTCAGAGTTATATATAGCATACTGGTCTGTAATTACTTGATCCTTGGCTTTGCTCATTTCAAAAACTCCGGTAATTTTACGGTTTGATTAAACTCTTTTGTAATCATTGAAAAATCTTGGTTTGCATTGGCTACAAGGTTTTCGTATAGCTCGATTGCTTTTTGTGTTTTCTGTTGCAGCGCTTCCATTACTCGCTCCTGCCCATCGCTGATAACAAGATCGACAACAACCTCATTCTTTTGGCCGAATCTCCAGAATCTGCGGATTGCCTGATAATACTGCTCATAGCTCCATGTCGGGAAGTATACTGTATGATTACAGTGCTGCCAGTTCAATCCCATAGAAGTCATAGACGCTTTTGTAATTAACCTATCTATCTCTCCCTTTGCAAACGATATTAGTATATCCTCCTTTTTGTCGATACTCATTGATCCGATTATTTCAACCGCGCCAGAGTCTAGCCGCTTAAGCGCCGCGCTTTCGTCGTTTGTATTGCACCAATATACGGACGTTTTACCAATGGCAAGTTCTACGCCTTTCTCGCATCGCTCTATGGTGGTTTGCTTCTGCTCGACTCTAACCTCTGACATGGTTTTGGCTGGCATGGCAAATAATGAAGTCTGTCCATTAATACACCATGTTTCTTTATTGTGTACAGTATGCTGATTAGTTATCAGTGGAGGCAAATCATACCCGACATCACTAAATCCTAAATCTGATGGCTTTTTAACCATGATTGCCCACTGGTTAACCCATGCGAAAAAATCCCGCTCTGCGTGTGGCTTTAGGTAAAACTTTTCGCCGATGTTTCTGTTTGTGCTGTCTGCGCTGTTCTGATTGCTTTTGAAAAACTTGCCAAGCATATCCATATAACCCATATATCCAAGCGCTTCCGAGCTATTGCCAAGCTCTATAAAATCATTAGGTGAAGGCGTGGCGGTTGACAGAAACCGATACCGGACGCGCTTTATAAATGAGATAATAGCGTCCTTTGTAGCACCTGCAAAGTTTTTCAGGATGCTTGATTCGTCCAGCATGACACACTCGAAATCATCAGGGTTAAAGTGGTGTAGGCGCTCATAGTTTGCAATGACTATCTTTTTTGTAAACTTACCATCTTTTGACTGTTGAATGTCATCAATGCCTATGCGCTCGGCTTCGTTTAAAAACTGAAAGGCAACAGCTAGAGGGGTAAGAATTAAAACGCGCTTGTTAGTGTTCAATACAATGTTATAGGCCACTGCAAGCTGTATCAGGGTTTTTCCTAATCCTGTATCAGCAAATACACCATAGCGCCCTTTCTGTACTGTTTTTTCAATTATAGCCCGCTGGAAATCAAATGCTGTATCCGGTAACCAGTTTGCCGAGAATCCCTGATCTGATAGCGAGTGCTTTTTATTTCTTATAAAATCCTGATATTCCATAACGATTCCTATTTAGTGTAATCGATTTCCAGCGACTTAATACGCTGCCATTCTTCGTTTATTTCTTTTGCCTGGTCGATAAACCACTGTATTCCAATTGCGTTAATTGTATTTTCATCGAGGTTTTTTAACACCCCAATTGCCGCCCCGTGGTTTTTTGCGGTTAGATGTCTGAACTCAGATAACGTAATCAAGCGAACACTCCTTTGGTGAATGGTAATTTTTCTGTATGCCTTGGCGTAAATTATCAGCGCTTTCTATTATTTCTTCTGGCTGCTTTATTCCGCTATCGAAATCTGCGGCCAGCGGCAATTTATTCAGCGCACCGATACGGATGCAGAAGTCTGTGTAGGTTTCAGTCATTAGATTTTTTCTGCGATTATGATTGCAATGTCAATAATAATCATAACAATGCCAAGCGCTATAAAAAACTCTCTCATGCCATGCTCCTATATTATTCGTAGTGACGGCGGGCGCTGCTATATTCCCGCTTATGTCGCCAGCAGTCAGGATTATTCCTTTTGCTGGATAGTGTCAGCCCACCACTTCGCCACGGTTGCTACGGTATGACATTCTGCCATGCTGTCAAATAAGTAATTTCCACGATATAACCCTTCTGCCAGTTTCATACAATGGGCGCTCCACCTATAAAGGACAGCAACCATGGAAAACGCAGAATATCACGCACGGCCAGAAGTTTCAGCCAGTCAGCTTAAAACTCTAATGCAGTCTCCTGCGCATTTTTATGCGAAATATCTTGATCCCGATCGCGAAAAGCCAGAATCAACACCGTCACAAAAAACCGGAACAATTGCCCATGCCTGCGTTATGGAGCCTGGCGAGTTTGATAAGCGCTATATTGTCATCCCAGAAGGCATTGACCGCCGCACAAAAGAAGGCAAGCAGCTATGGTCTGATGTATTTGCAACAGGCCGCGAGCCTGTCAGCGATAAAGACTGGCAATCAGCAAAAGGCATACTGAAATCGGTTGCTGCTCACCCGATAATTAGCCGTGTTTTATCAATATGCAAGGTAGAGCATACGCTGTTTTTTACTAATGAAGAAACCGGCGTAAACTGTCGCGCTCGCCTTGATATCATGGTTGAGCCATGCGCAGAATATCCAACCGGCCTGATCATGGATTTAAAAACAACCGATGACGCGCGACCATTTCCGTTTGGCCGCATGGTCTGGCTGCAAAACTGGCATATACAGATGGCGCATTATATTAATGCATTCTATGCAAATTATGGCGTTATCCCTGAATACCAGTGGATTCCAGCCGAATTAAAAAAACCGCATGGCGTGGCAATATATTCCGCTACTGAATCACTTATTCAGTACGGTCAGGCGGAATGCCTGCGGTTATTGCGTATATACGCAGACTGTTCCGCCAATGATAATTGGCCTGCATACGGTGATGAAGTTACAGAGCTTGAATTGCCAGGTTGGGCAGCTCGCATCGTAGATGGCGAAGAAGATGGCAGTGTGGAGGTTTCGGATGCAGAATGATATCAGTAATTTGCGGGCGACTATTATCCCAAAATCAGACCAGCTTAATGCCGACCAGTTGTTGGGCATTGAAATGCCGATAACGGTCACAAGCGTAGCGCTGTCCGCATCGCCAGATCAGCCCGTAAGCATTCATTATGACGGCGAAAATGGCCGCCCATTCAAGCCATGTAAGACTGTGCGCAAGATATTAATTGCGCTATGGGGTGAAGACGGAAACGCATGGGTAGGCCGGTCAATGCTGCTGTATTGCGATGAAAAAGTAAAATGGGCTGGCGAGGCAGTGGGCGGCATACGGATTAAGGCCATGTCGCATATTGATTGCAACAAGGATATTTCACTCACTGAAACGCGGGGCAAAAAAGTGAAAGCGCGCATAATGAAATACACGCCAGAAAATAATGCCGCATCTGCATCTGCCCCATTTGATAAGGCGGCCTGCCTGGATATGCTTAATCTAGCTGCAAAAAAAGGCACTGATGCGCTCCTTGCTGTATGGCAGCCATTATCCACAGGCGCAAAACATGCCGTTTCTGGAGATATGCCGAACATCAAAGCCGAGGCAGCCAAGCATGACGCGCCCAAGGATGGTTTCGATGACTAATAAAGCGTACTGGGCAGAATGGGCAGACGCTTTGCTGTGTGCTGGTGCGGCCGGCGATGATAAAGCCGCATCGCTGTACCCTATAGCTAACTGGCTGTCACTTGGCGGGGAATGCACCGATACCGATATGGCTGCATTGACAGATTATGTTAAATGGGTGGAATCGCATAATCCGCAAGAATAGGTATATTCCACTATTCCAGCGCCGGCCATTAGTGGCACAATGGCTGCACACAAAAGGAGATACACCATGCAAGACTTCAAAAAAATGCACAAATCCAACTGGCCAGAGCCTGAGCGCGATACCACGCTGCTTGAATACATTGGCGGCGCTTTTCTTATTGTTGCATCGTTTTATGGGATTTTCTGGCTGTGGCTTATACAGTCTACCGGTGGCCTGTCTGCATGGTTTAATGAAACGATTGCGAGGATTCTATGATGCGACATTTATTTTCTAATCATCAGTCGCTGGCAGCTGGACAGGCTGCGCACGACAACGCTATGCCGCCCGAAGACCGCGAATTATCAACAGAGCAAAATTTTCAGATCGCTAAAATCCTGGAATACGCAGATCCTGCTGACATAGCGGAAACGGTAGGCGTGCTGCTTGAAACATTCTCCGGAAAGCTGATGACAAAAGAACAGCAGAAAAGCCTTGCTCATGACATTAATGACGTGATTGCAAAGGCGCTGGAGGTGATGGTATGAACACGCAAAAACTGAGAGAGCTGGCGCTGGGTGCTACGCCTGCAAAGAACAGCAGTAATTATAGAAAAGACGGATAAACTGTACAGAATTATGTCTTTTATGTTTGCTGCTATTACGCTTCAAGGATTGCTTATTTCTTACTTAATTTTGAGGATTTGAATAATGGGACATAACGTGCATAACGAGACAAAAGATGTGCCAATGGAGACGCATATTGCTGTTTGCGGTACTGTTGTGGAAATTGGTGATTTAGAAGACTACGGCGGACAGGCAGGAATACTGCTGCACACAGAAAGCGATGATCATGTTGCTATTATTGGGATTCCGCGAGATCAGCTAGACGGCTTGTTGTATTTAAAGCGGGTTACTGTAATTGTAGCCAGTTGACGCATAACCCAGAGCTATGGGGCGACGCCTCGGGCCGAGTCCAACGAACGGAGTGAGTGACCATGAGCAAATTTTTATACGGCAATGACGGTAAAATGGTGATAATAACTACACTAGAAGAGTATGAAAACGAGAAGCGCATCAAGCAGTTAGAGAGTAATGCAGTGTGGCTAGATAAGTTGATGGTGCTAAAAGAGGGTGGCATTAAACACATCGCTCAGTTGGTGTGCAAGGAGGTTACTGGAAGCCCTGATCTTGTTGGGTATGGAGGAAAGCGCATGAGTGACTTACTGCAAGAAAGGGTTAGGGAGTTTATTCTTGACGTATAACCAAGAGCTAACCGGCTAGTCCGGTTCAGCGAGTTGTTATGTGTCTTTATGAGGATTAAAGAGTGGCAGAAGATTACGGGATAACCTATTACCTGAGCGCAGAGGATGAGCGTTATCCAATACTGGTACTACAGGGCGATTTTGGTAGCGTTGGATACTCGCTAGATAAGGATACCGGTGTGTTGCGTAGGATTTGCCTGTGCGCGGCGCATAGCTCTCGCGAGTGTATGTGTGGAGCTTGGGATACGGACAACTTAGACACATAACCCTGCCATAAGCGGCTAGTCCGCTTGATGGCGTTGTTATACGGCAATCTTATTAACCTGACAGGTAAATTAAAATGAAGAAATTACACATAGCAGCAAGCCCGCTAACAGGGACGATATTTGCGGGGGCGGTACTAAAAAGCGGCACATGGGCGGCAGGAAAACAGGATTTAACAATTGAGGCGCTAGTGGCTGTTGCTGAACACGGACTGAAGTTTGGCAGGCCAATTGAGATAAGCACACCAGACGGGAAGCCAGAGTACAGAATTACGGTAGAACGACTTGCCGTATAACATTGCGGTAAGCGGCTCGCGTTAGCGAGTCCGACTTCACCGCGTAGTTATACGGCAACTAACTACAGGGGAAACGGGAATGGCAAATAGAGACTGCAATGGTGATTTCTTCATGGCTGACGGGGTTCAATACTATCGCTGCCTTTGGGATGGCGCGGTAATAACAGGCGCTTACAACGGAGGTACATGCCAGAACTGTTCTCGAAAGATTGACGGCACCGACATTGCGGTTGACCGTGTTGAGTTCGCCAAGATAGTTACGCTTTCTAGCGGCACAAGGGTTCAGTTGCCTGACGTATAACCCAGAGCTATGGGGCGAGGCCGCAGGCCGAGTCCAACGAACGACCAACGGGAGAGAGTGACCATGAGAGAATTGTTATGCGGCACTTAACTGACGGAGAAATGAAATGAGCGACGAAAGAGAGATGGCAATAGCTGAATATGAATACGCTAGAAATGTGGCGCTTGATGAATACTTTGAAGCAAGGCCTGAAATTGAACGCACTAAAGAGCGTGAACGACTTGTAGAAGCTGGCTACCGCATGGCGTGGCGGTTTCTGAAAGGTGACGCATAACCGCCGAATTAACCGGCGTGGAACACGTCCGGTTGAATGAGTTGTTAGCAGTCACGTTTACTACAGAGGGTTTTTAAAATGGGAACAAATTACTACTTGTACGAAATACCAGATTGTGATTGTTGCGGGAGACCGTTCGAGCCTTTACATATCGGTAAGAGTTCTGGCGGATGGTGTTTTTCTTTGCATGTAATGCCAGATGACAATATAAACACTTTGGACGATTGGCGTGCATTGTGGAGTAATGAAGGAGCATTTATCAGAAACGAGTATGGCGAAAAAATACCAATTTCTGAAATGGAGCGAATTATAACTACACGAGAATGGCGCGGCGATATTCCAACTAGGCACGATATTGATGGGAGGCACTGTATTGGACATGGAGACGGTACTTGGGATTATATCGCTGGCGAGTTTTCGTGACATTTAACCAAGAGCTAACCGGCTAGTCCGCTTGATGGCGTTGTTATGCGTAATATGGGAAATAAATATGACTGACGTTATTAAATTACACCCCTGCAACGATCCTGATACTGTATTGCAGGATGCTGTAGGCTGTTATGACCATGTGCTAGTTATCGGGATTCTATCTGATGACCACAGCATAGATTGTCGCGGCACTACAAGCAGCAAGGCTGATATTGTTTTCTGGCTAGAGCATTTCAAGCACAAATTGCTGGCTGGAGATTATGACGCATAACACTAACTTATACGAACACAGCCGCAGTTTGTCCTATACATGCGAACGGGCTGATGTTTGGCGGGAATGATTAACCAGAGGAAAAAACCATGAAAACTTACGACAGCGGTGCAGCAACACACGGAACAAGGCCTTACTTTAAATCCCTGAAAGGCGTTGTTGTGCGATTTTTTGACAGAGAGCGGGAGCTTATTTCTTTGAGAAACGCCGTTGGCATGATGAGCGAGGCTCGTCGTAGAGACGCTAAAGAATATGACGAAATGCGTGAAGGTATATTGCAGCTTAAAGCTAAAAATAAGTATTTGTTGAATGCACTGAAAGACATAGCTGGATCAACAAACCTTACTGCTACACCTAAACAGTTTGCAGAATGTTTGCAGCGTATAGCGCGGGATGCTATTGACGTATAACTTATAGCTATAGGGCTGAGATTGTTAGGCGGGAATGATTGGGGGAAGCGACGATGCCAAAAGAATTAGAACACCAGACAAGCCATACGCAATACCAGATACGGATAAACGGGGCAGGAGTGCGCTTTTACAATGAGATGCATAAAAACATGATGACGGAGTTCGCCGCTATTGCGCGTGATAACTCAGACGATTACGTTGACATTGTTTCAGTGCGTACAGAGATACTGGTGAGCCAATACTCATACCACCAGCTGAAGCGCCACTTTGCTAACACATAACACCACATCAAGCCAGTAGGCATAGGGGAGAGGGTATGGCAGAGCAGAGAGAACGGTTTGAGGCTTGGTGGATAACACAGCCAGACACACACATTAGTCAATTGATCCGTTTCGCCAAAGGCGAGTATTCAGTAGCAGCCCAGTTTGCATGGGAGGGATGGGAAGCCGCCGAAGCCCCGCTACTGGAGCGCATTGCAGAGCTTGAGAGGCAGCTGGTAGAGCGCAAGTTTGTGGTGGAGTTGCCTGAAGATTGGAAGTTTACACAAGAAGATAACGATAGTTACCAGGCTATGGTTGTTGGAGGCCAGCAAATGCGAGAGCTGTGCAAAGCAGCAATCCTAGCAGCTGGCGGGGAGGTTAGATGAAGGCGCTGATAGTTCCAAATCTTATGGATGTAATTGAGGACTTCATGGGCACTATAGAAGGCCACCGAACCAATCCTGATTTTATTGCTTTGTGCAACAGGATAGCGGGGAAAGAGGTAGAGCTTAAATTTATTAATGGCGATGCGTTTGAAGCAATCGACAACAATTACTGGCTGCCAGATTGTTGCTGGAGTATTCAGTATGAACCCCCAGAGGTGAAGCAATGAACATGCGGGAGAGCTTTGAGAAAGAGTATCCAGTGCCTGATGGTATTTGCTGGGAAGATTCAATTTCTGCATATACTTCGATTCTTATAGGCGGCTGGGCAAATCATAGAAAAGTTAAAGAGTCAGACCAGTACAATAAAAAACTAGCGATATTTGCTAAAGCATGGCAAGCATCACGCGCTGCAATAGTGCTGCCTGATGGATACATAGGATCATCTGGCATAGTCATGTATGCAGATGAAGTAAAGCAGGCTATAGGGGCTGGGTGATGCTAAATAAGCGATATTTCGTCTTCCCTGCGAGTTACCAGCCCTTTTAATACTCTGCCGCCGCCCTTATTCCATCGCCGGAATTGTGCTGCTATCTGCTCTTTTGATCCGCCAGAATTAATAACTTTTCTCAGCGTGCTACCACTAAATGCGGTTGCGCCTATGTTATAAGCAAGATCAGTGCAGGCAGCTAACAGGCCGGTCGATTTAATATCTGGGCAGTATTGCAACACTGCAAATTGAAATCCGTTTAACAGATTGCGCGTTTCATCGAGCGCTTTTTCCTTGCTAATTGGCGCGTCATTCATCGTAACTTTGCGGCCATTTGAATAGCGTGTTAGACCATAGCCGATAGTAGCAACGCCTGCCGGACACAGATAAGGCTCTGCACTAAATCCCTCGTGCTTGATGCAAAGCTGTAGCGTTAATTCTAGCGCGGCGCTTTTCTGGCCTGGCTGCATTAATCCCCCTTAGCCACTGAACAACCCTCCGAACTGTCTCACGGCAGACAATACCGCATTTGCGCGTATATCATCCATCCCGTCATCCTTGCACCAGCGATATAGGTCGAAGTCAGCGTTAAACCGTTTCGCCTCTGGTATCGCTCCGAGTCCGATCAACTGGTATAAAGCATCATGACCAGCACTGCCGCGCATAATTTCAGGCACATCAGGACAGCAGGTTGCGCCATCCCACGCATAGCCCTTGTACAAGATAAGTCTTCCGTCATCCCACAACATGATATACTCGGTTTTGCAAGCATGGCCGAATACTGAGGTAGTAAAATGCTCATCCTCTGTAAGTCTGTACTTCCACTTACATAAGGATTCGTATTTCACTGCTTCCACAGCCTTTTTGCGTCCGCAATCAGCACGTCAATCCCTTTGGTTTTACGGGCTTCGCTCCATACGAATGCACCGCGAACCAGAACCCATCCCGGCAGACCGCACACAAAGAACAAGCCGCCAACCTGAGCTAATGCAACGTACATGTGCAGGGTAGTGGGCGCGAGGATAACCGCAGACAGCATGTCGAAATACTGCACGGCATACGCCCCCCCTGCGATAGATGAGGCTACGGTAGATATTAACGCTGCGAAGAAGTCAGCTTTACGGTTAGGCATGGTAAGCGCCATGACAATAATTGCGCCCAATGTCAAACCGCCGCCTGCCGCAATAGCTGTGTGCTTCATAGCTGCACCACTAACCCCTGCTGCCGCTTGTGCTATATTCCCAGCGTCATTCATATCCACCCCGATCCCCTTGCATTTTATTAACTAAAAACCGTAGTCGCGACATTGGTTGCATAGCTGGCATGTCCAGCAGTGTTCGGATGAACACCATCGGGAATGTCATCCAATTCAACAAACGGCGTACCGTCTACAAACTCACAGAATGCAGTCCTGCCAACAACAGCGGCGGCGATTGCATCACGGTAATCTTCCAGCGTAGAGCCAAGCCCATTGGCTGTTTCTACTGCTCTAGGTATTGGTGACTGACAATAGATGTAAAGGTCTGGCATAGCGGCGTGAAGGGCATCAAGCAGCGCAGCATAGGCAGTGCCAAAGTTTGCAGCTGTCCACAGGTTCAGGCCGTAGTCGTTTGTGCCGGGGGTCATGTAAAATATAGACGGATCATACGCAGCCACTTTTGCAACAAATGCTGCGCGCGCTGGAGCGTCTACGCAATCCTCATACAATGAACGCCCACCCCACGCTTCTACAGCAAGAGGCGGAACACCATTAAATAGTGTATTGATTGCGCTTCTAATCAATAGTGGATAAGCATTTTGTGTTATCGGGCTGGCATCTGATCCTGCTGTGATGCTGTCGCCATACAGGAGCATACAATCAGATACCTGTTCGCCGATCTGTGACATGCTTTGGTCTGCCCTGATGGACGTTACAAAGCTGCCTCTTGCTACGCTCTGTAGACCATGTACAAAGGATACAGTCTTATAGCCGGCTGGCAGTGTTATATAATACTCATTCATTGAAGAAATAGTGGCGTCTATCTGCTGATTAAATGCCCCGTTCACATACACGCCAATCGCCGCATAATCGGGATAATAGTCAAAAATAGGAGAAGATATACCGACAATAAAATCAGTGGCAGAGGTAATAACGTCTATATGGGAAAACGTAGACCCATAGTGATAGGTTGTCTCAGGCGTAAAGACAGCGGAATCAGAATAGAACGCCGGATAGAATGATCCGGATTTATTTTTCAGATACGCTTCAACAGTCGCTATTTCAGATTCTGACAGGATTCTATCAAAGCACATAGCGCCATAAATATATCCATCCAGTTGCGTAATCCCTCCGCCCAGCTTGAATGTGTATTCTCCAAAATTACCGCCGCCGGTGTCGCCTGATCCGTAATCCGTAAGGTCAAATTGCGCACCGTCTACCCTGAGCGTAGGGTTTTCTGTGGCTTGTGTAGCGCCTGCAAGATTACATGTTGCCAATGCTGTAATAGTGGAAGCGCCAAAACTGGCAGTAGCCCTAGCGCCAAATGGAAGTGCGCCACTTCTGTACAGAATAGCGCCGCCCAAATATGTCCCAAAGTCAAATGTTCCCGCTTCTGTGGTGACAGAACCAAACGACATGACAGAATAATCTGACGCGATAGCTGTTTTAAATGTGGCCGCAATGGTCATCTTATCTGATGCTGAAAAATCAATCGTAGCTGATTCCAGATCGTTTACGCCGTCATAGCTCAGTCGATAATATCCGAGACCATCAACCACAAGAGTTGGTCTATTGGCTTCTACATCTTGTGATAGATAATTACCCTTGCCGGATTTATCCAGTATTTTCCCTACAGGCTGACCGACAGCAGTAACTGGGATAGTTCCAGCTGCATCCTGAAACATTGTAGAAAAATCGGACGTATCAAACCAGCATCCTTGCTGGCACAATGCAAAAATAGCAAGAATTTCCGCATCTGCATTATCTGATCCAGACGAAAGCCTGCCGGCTTTTAATATTGCAGCATGTAATTTATTTGCAGTTAATCCGCCAGCGCTTAACACAGATCAAGCCACGCCTGCAAAGCTGAACAAAAACGTGCCATTTCCGCCGCTGAGTGTCCATTTAAATTCGACGTATCGCGCCCGCATTTCTGTATATGTCACCTGCGCGGCATCGGTTGCGGCGTTGTATACAATCGGCGACCCGTTATAAAAAATAGTCTCGAAATCATCCATTCCAGCGGGGCGGCCTGTTAGTGTAGCAGTGCCTGCTGTTGCTGTGCCTTTGCCTATGCTGGCCTGGTGTTCACTTGCAACAGTAGGCACAACCACCCGCACAGGCGAATCAGATTGCTCCATTACTCCGCCAAGATCGCCGCCTGTTGAATATAATGGATCATTTTGTACTGACATTGTATGCGCCTCTTATGAAATCTGTTCGATGAAAACTTCAGAATATATTTCGTTAATGCCGAAACTACAGGCAGCCCCGAAACCATTGGTATTTTTTGTCGAGCTGCAACGGTGCTGCAATTCAAATACCTTTGCTCCCGATACTGTCAATACGCCCAGCACGGTAGAATCAGTCTGCACCGGATCAGTGCCGCTGGCTGATGTATTGGATGTCGAGCCGATCAATTCATCCACGGTATCTGTGATATTGACCAGTTTTGTCTGGTGTTTTGCAACCATGAATCCCGGTGCGCGTGCGGATACCTTGTAAGTGCCAGCTGCCAGCGTGATCTGGTTCGATGCCAGTGATGCTCCTGCAATGGTATTGGTCACGACGGTATTCAGCGTGCGGGTTCGCCAAGCCGCAGCTGCAAACGATCCACCGTTAGAACCGGATGCTTTCACATCGCGCACGTGCAGGATGCTACTAGATCCGCTGCCCGCTGTGGCTGCGGGGTTATTCAGCACGTATTTATCCAGCACTGAATCGTATGTCAGCAGCATATAAAAACCAGCGCCGGGAATATCGTTCAATGCAAGCGCGGCATTGCTGCCTTTTACTATGGTTTTTGCTGTCAATCCATCGACTGCCAGTGTTGGGGTAGATGTTGCATTTGCTGCACCAGCCCGCACGATCATGAATTTGCCATCACCGAGCGCGGTAGTGGCAGGGGTAAATGCTGCGGTTATCGCGTCAGATGTGCCGCCCGCAGTCGTGAACAGGATGGATACGTTTTTAATGGCTGTTTTTAGGTATCCGGCCAGCGTAGCAATTGCCGTGCCGTCGGTAATGTTATTGCTTTGCGAGTCTGCCATGAACTGCGCAACGGCAGCGGCGATGGTGGATGTCTGTAGCAATACCTTGTTTTCTAGCTCTGCCCGCGCAATCGATCCGGGATCATGGCCATCCGTCCGGTCTGCATCGGCAGAATATGCGGCTTGGCTGAGGATTTCAGCACCCGATGCACTGCCTGCAAACTGTAGAATCTCATTTGTTGCCATTTGTCAAGACCCTGTATAAGTGATTGATACGCCAGCTGGTTTGATAGGTATAAGCCCCTGTATCAATATAGCCTCTTTTATGGGCGTGAAATCAGCGATAGTATACAAAACTTCCATCGTCATGTCTTGATTATCGATAACATCAATTACAACGCCTGGAAATGCCGCATCCAGAATGTCGTATATTTCCGGAATCGTGCCGCTGGAGTTGTTTGCCTTGATCTTTGCCTTGATCAGCACGCGATAATCAGCGTCCGGCAGATCAGTCAGCCCGGTAGTCGGGTCGAACTCTCCTTTCCATACGCCGCTATTCCAGCCCTCAGCAATGGTTGTATTCCATGAAAAATACACCCCAGATATAGGCGTGGGCACGTTTCTGGTAATGCCTACCCACTCACCTATCCAGTCGAGCTGCACCCCGCGCGCGTTGTCAATAGTGGTGGCTGATATCGCCTCCGCCTCCATTGCCTGAAGCGCAACAAACGGCTCGACAGACAGCCCGACAGTCGCCTCAAACTTTGGTTTGAGTGCATGCTGGCTGATTATCAGGCCGGTATAGTCGGGGATTGTGCGCATCAAAATAAATTACTCCCATCCGTAGATCGGCTGCCAGACAAAGTTAATAACTTGCGAGGCTGTAGCTGTACCCGCTAGGAACTTGCCCACTAACTGCACAAACTCGCCAGGGTTAACAAATACAGGCGCATCGCCTAAGTCAACCTGAATACGCCCACACTGCGGCTGCGATCCGATTGCAGCACCAATAGCCCATGATGCAATACCAAGCGGTATGCGTCGAGGGGCTTTAGCGGCGGCGGCTTCTGCGGTAGCCAGAGACACGGCTGTATGCCCGTATGCCAGAGAAATTAGCTGTATCTTCCCTACATTATTCAGCGTAATGCCGCCGTTTTCAGTGGTCAGGTTTATCAGTGCGGTTTCGTTATCCGTACTATGACGCGCCATAAATGCAGCGGTATAAGTGGTGAGATTAACCGGCGTGCCATCAATATCCATAATCCAGTATGGATTAAACGAAGCGCCTTGAATAATCACCAAATCTTCATTGCCTGGAATAATCATCATGTCACCGTAATAGAAATATCAGCAATATCACACTCTGCCACTTCGTTAAAATCAATCGTTATATCAGTCGTACCCATGCCGCCGCCGTTCTTTTCGATCTCCAGCGCGGTCAGGTTGAACGTCAATCCGGCTGCTGTTCCTGCCAGTGTTGCAGGCGCGTACAGGCGCGTGATCAGCACATCATTACCGATCAGTAATTCATTGATAGCCGCCGCAACAGCCGCCTTGATATCATCCTCAAATCCTGAGGTATAACCAGTCAGCGCGGTAATATCAATATCCACGCTGATCGCTGCCGGTGTCGGCCTGTAAAAATAAATCGTTTTCGCATTGCCACGCGAATCTGTGAACGTGCCAGATGTTGCGCCATCCGTGCCGCTGCCAGGCGGTTTTGTATTCCCGATAGCATCGACGATATCCTGCACTGTGCCGCCATCGACTACAGCGACAATCGTATGCGCCGGTATGCCATCAGCATCAGTCGAGTTTGTATCGTTTTCGTATACCCTGAAATCTGAAACGCCATCCACGTCAGCAATTGCGGATTCTATGGCATTCAGCACAGACTGCGCTGGCAGCATCGTAGACCGAGCCCGTCTTATTCTTAGCTCGGCATCTGATTCTACTGGATTGCCCTCTGATGCTTCCGAAGGGTTTGTTACGGTCAGCCAGCCGCGCGTAGGCGTGGCAATCGTAACAACCGAACCAATGCCGGCAGATATCGCGCCAATGGTATCGCACGTTGCTGTTACCGTTAGCGTGCCGCCGACCCCAATGGTGCTGCCATCTGGAATAGACCACTTCACGCCATTATTATCTTGCGCCTTGGCGGAGTTTAAAACTGTGCCTGCCGTGCCAACAATGTTTAAATCGACGGTTGAATATGTCGGTATATACCGCTGTATTCCATTGATTGCTACGTTTCTGGATAGCCCGTCAGATTGCGCAAATGATGGAGAGAATGAATTATAAACCCCAGAAAATACCACGCATGCATCATAGACAGACTGTGCCTGTATCGCGAGCCACTCCCCATCCTGGCTGTCTGCCTCAAGGTAAACGTCCGCCCCATAAATCGAGCGGTACGCATTCTGATAAAACTGCAGAATGGTTGGATAATCCGGATAATGGAAACCCGTGCCATCAATATAAATTAATTCACTGATTGCCATTAAATGCTCACCCCTGCAGTCCCGTAGACCGTATCAATCGTACATGCCACGCTAAGTCTGCGCGTGTCTCTGTTCAGCTCGCTATTATATGTACCCTCGACAATGCTATCGACACCCTGCGTATTTAATATGCGATCCCTGATAACGCTGTCGGCTGTCAATTCTGTATTTGTTCCGAGTATGCCACCCTGATATGGCGTGCCATCTAATAAATCGAGATACCATTCCCCTTGCCAAAACATCAGGCGCGTCTGCACGCACTGGGCTGGGGCTTCTGGGATATCACGATAAAAGTCGTATTGCTGATGCCCGAATCGCATATCGCCGTCGCTGTCTAGCTGCCTGACTCTCATGGTATTGGTTTTCCTGCCAGCGGGGTGGTGTTATCAAGCGCAAAATGCCCGTGGTTTTTGAGTGATATATTTGTAGAACCGCCTACAACATCAGTCGTGCCGGTAATAGTGCCGCTGCTAGTCTGGCTGCCTGTCTGCGTAGTATTGCCAACATGGATAATATTGCCATCCATATAAAAATTAGCAAACTTTGCATATAAATCTGTCTCTGTGACTTTGAAATAAGTAGTCCTGGCTTCGTTGCGAATCTCGATTCCATCCGCTTGCACATTGGCAAGCTTCTTGCTTTGGGATGTGGGCGCGAAAATTGCAAACCCGTCGGACAGATCGTGCATTCTATCCTCTGCAGGATTCTGCTCGCCGCCAGATTGCCACCAGCCATCAATGCATCGGCTGGCAAATACAACCAATATCTCATCGCCAATTTCAACGGGCAGCGTTACCGCAAAGCCGCCAGCTTTAGGCCAGCAAATAGGCACATCCACAAGAAGCGGCATTGATACCTGAGATGTTGTTCCGTCCTTGGCTGTCTGCGTGCCTTTAACCGATGGCTGGGCTGATACCGTTTGCGCAGTAAGATTTACAGCAGTTACCACGGCTGGCAGCGCAGTCCATACTTGCGCAAGCGCGCCTTCCATCGCCATGCGCAGCGATTCTTCCGGATCGTCAAACTGTTCGCGTCTGTCCATCAGTCTGCCTGCACTTTCTTGCCTGGTGGTGCTGTCTGGTCGATTGACAAGCCAACGCCGTCAATGTACCAATCATTGCCCCGAGTATTGCCGGATATTGTAGCAGTAATCAAACGATAAAACCCGTCATGCTGTATCTGGGCTGGCTGTTTTTTCTCTGGCAGTGACCCATCCTTTTTGGGCTTTACGGGCTGATCATCCAGTTTTGCGCGCAGTATGTCTTTTTCGTTTATCTGAACCTTCCCGCCTATAACCAGCTGCGGATTAATAAGGCAGCGAAACTTGATGCCGTCGTTTGTCTGCTCGGGCGCGCCAATTAGTCCTGACTTGCTATTCAATACAACGGCCTGCCCTGGCAATATTCCGGTCAGCGGTACAACTTGGATCTTGCCATTCTGGATAGTCCACGAGCAACCAGCCGTCTGCGATGATTGTCGTATATAATCCCGCGCCATTCCGTACATAACCTTTCCGCGTGGCAGCGCCTCGCCTTCGGTGTCTTCGCTGATGTATCCCGTACCAGTGCCGCCCAGCTGCTGCATGGTTTTTGCTGCCGCTTCTATCTGGTCGCGCTGCTTTGCGCCTGCGGATAATGTCGCATTGACAACTGCAAAATTATATGATTCGTCACCGTCTGCCGCTTGAATATCTAGGTAATGATCAACAACATTCTCGCGGCCTTCTGTGAATTGCTTCACATTGCCGTCAAATATCACGCCGTAATTTGATTCATAGCCGGCCTGTAGAGTTACGCGGGTAAACTCTTTTTTTATGCGTTTCAGGGTGTCGTCATTCAGGTTATAAACCCTGATGGCCGCTATATTCGGAGTCTGCCCGTCTGTTTTTTTGATGGCAAAATTGATTGACAATCCAGCAAGGTTCAGCGCATCCCCCGTATCATTTGATACGATCAGATCGCACTTCCGGATATACTGGATTTCACCAGTCATGCTGGCGTGACCATAAAGACGTTTGATTCTTGCCCAAGGTTTGCCAGTGTCGGCGGGGCGAATTGGTCGCCGTCGGTGTACGCATACAGACTTACACCGATACCCAAGTATTCATACTGCCCGAGCAGATCAACACCAGTAACCAAAGGAATACACGCCACTAGCGGCACATTGTCCGCATCTGATATATCGATTGCCCAGCCTATAGACTCATTCCACCGACAGAGGATTACATAGGTTACGCCAACGATATCCATAGTAAACCGCTGCGGCACATTCGAGAATGGCATAATAAAAACCGTACTCATCCGAACAGCCCCCGAAGCTGCGACTGTCTTTTAGGCTGCTCTGATGCCGGAACGTCGCCGGCCTTTTTTATGCCGCCATTCTGGTCAGCTCCAGTGCGCCCAGGCTCTGCTTGATTCGCTCTATTTATGGATGTAGCAGGAACAGTTACAACAACAACAGAAGTTAAGATTACTTCCTGAAGCGAGAATGTTACACTCAGGATCTGGCTGGTTTCTTTGTTGGTCGTTTCTGCCAGCGATTTTATCAACATGTTTTTATAGACGCGCTTACCGGTTACAACGTCCATTGGTATGCGGTCAGCCTGTAATTTTAACAGCCTGCGGTACATTTCATCTATTGGCGTTCCAATAATTACCGATGAATATTGCGCCCTGATGTTAAGCGTAACCGGTTTTTTGTATGCATGATCTGTGATAACCGCGCCATCTTGAACAGGGTGCTGCGTAATCTCCAGATCATCCTGCGCATTTTCTTCAATGGTAACGGTTGCTTCAAAGCTGCCAATTTTGCGGAGTGGCTTAAAAGCAACGGGAAACCCTAGCGCATCCATGAACCCGCTCATCTTACAGCGCCTTTCATGTTGCGTGCCATGTCGCCATTAACCCGCGATTGCTCGCCGGCCACCGCCCGCCCTGTCGCCGCAGGATCGCCGCCATTTACGTTTATGGTTGTTTCCTGGGTAACAGTTGCCCCGCTGCCAGTCATGGCCGCGCCCTGCGCTGGCGATGGCGTCATTAACGGTATATTCTGGCCAATAAAACTGCCAAGATTTTGCAGCTTGTCAAACAGCCCGAATATCATATCCGCATACGGCTGCAGCCAATTACCAAAAGCGGCAATGGCATCTTTTACCATGTTTATCTCTTTAATCCAGTTTTCCCATGGGATAAGAGACTCGCCGCCCTCCTGCCACACCATAAAATCTTCGACCAGTAGCGCAATCGCAGCCGCCAGCGCAAGGATTATGCCAATAGGAGATGCAAGGAATGTGGCATTAAGCAGCTTCCATGCAACAATCGCGCCTGCTATATATCCAGCCCATCCGTTTGTCGCTTCATTCAGTTTTTGCAGGCCGCCAAGAATAAATCCGACCACCTGCAGCACCTGCGACCCAAGGAATATAAACAGATCAGCCAGCTTAAATACAACCTCGATTACAGGCGTAATAGCTCGCACAATCATAGGCATATTTTTTACAAGCAAATCGGTTAGCTGTCCGAAGCTCTTTGCCAGGTACTTAAAAAACTTTGATGCTATTGCCTGCTGCAGTTTTTTAAACGTCAAGCCAAGTTTAATTTGCGCATCTTCAAAATCTGATGCCGCTGCGGTGGCCTCCTCAAAAGAGAATCCCGCAGCTTTCATTAGTTCATCGTATCCGTTTGCCAGATCAGATACATCTGTTGTGAGTGTTTTTAATAGCGTCGGGTCAATGCCAAGGCGAGACAATACCGCCTGCTGCTGCCCCTTTTCCATGCCTTTGATTTTGTCGCCTATCTCAGTCATCAGCGATGCGCTGCTTTTCAGCTTGCCATTTGCGTCTTTTACGCTGATACCGATTTTTTCAAATACTAATTTTGCCCTGCCTATTCCTAGAGCTGCGTCGCCGGCGTTTTTATTCAATGCTGCCAGCGATGAATTAACGGCGTTAATGCTGGAATCTGACTGCTCGGCAATATAGCCCAGCTTATCGATTGCGGCTGTTGAATTGTCTGTCGCTTCTGCCAAGTCCTGCAGTGTGTCCAGCTCTCCGGCAATCTTTGAGACAAAGGCAGTAACAGCAGCGGCAGCACCAAGCACAGCAGCGCCCATAGCCGCAGCCTGAGCGCTGGCCGCACCAATACCGCCAGAGAATTTATTAAGCTCGCCGCTTTTTACATCAAAGCCAAGCGAGACAAGAAATTCTTTTATTACTGTCGCGCTCACTTGTTCGCCTCAATATACCGGCGTTCGTTTTCTTGCCGAACGTCCAAGATGTTATTCATTCTGGCAATGTCTGCAAGCGTTAATGTTCCATCAATAACACTTTCATATTTGCACAACTCCCCAACCGGCCGCCACAACCAGTCATCGCCATCAGGCATTTGCACCCATGTTACTGAGCGCTTGGTTTCTGCATGATGCCGCTCAAAGTCACAGCGCCTTGTGGAAAAAAATCTGCTAGGTTCTCCATTAGCGCATAGTACGCCATTTTAATCATCTGTACGCAATTAATATCCTGGTACATTAAAGCATTTCCATTTGTTACAGCGGCATAACCAAGCCCGTTAGCCTGCTTTTTCTTTACGCATGCCAGCAAGCCAAACAGAATATAATCTGCCTGATCGTCTGGCATATCCGCCATCATTTTAGCAAATGGCGCATACCCTTCAAGCAGCGCATCAAAGGTAGAGTCGTCGGCATTAACAGCCCCCGCCTTAACCTTTGAAACCAACGGGATAATTGCCTCCAAAAAAGGAGACAATCTCCGCGCTAGATGAAACTGCTTTACTGCGTCAACCTTTACTGCTTTGTACTCGATACCATCAATCGAGAAATCCATGTTTAAATCTCCGGCGTGCCTACGCCAAGTATTGTTGAGTTATAAATTGCGTCAAATGTCCATTCATTCATACCGCCTTCTTTTGCGTATGTATTGGATGGTTTCTTTTTGAATGCAACCTGCGTCAGCTTCTCAAGATCGCCGCGCCCAAAATCAGACACAACGATAGTATTATTTCCCCATAATACACTGGATGCTTTCTGATAGTTATACATCGCCATCAGTAATGCATTCGTCGGGGATGTTTTAAGAAGGCGGACAGTGACAGTTGCAGCGTCGCCCGCTACCAATGAATGCATGCCCTGGCCATCCGCTCCGATTGTCATAATGTTTTTGTCTTCTACCGGCTCAATGGTAATGCCTTCTTCTGAATTGCCAGATCCAGCGCCGATATTGATAGACCCACCAGCGCCGGTAATCGCTGCATTTATATCTTGAAAGCTATATGTTGCCATTTGTCAAACCCTCAGCGATTCACGTCGATAATAATATCCACTTCTTGGATAGCGCCTGCCAGCTTAATAGCCACTTGAATCGGCGGCGCGATACGCTGTTCGCGCGTGGCTTGCGGCTGCAGAGCCATTGGAGCGGCGTATATGTAGTAACCGTCTGGCAGGTTGTCCCCGCGCGACAGCTGGCCGAACCCGTCTGCATTCCAGATGCCAGGAGCAACAAGGCCATTATTAACAGCTTCTTCGCATGCGGCTGTGATGGCCGCAACAATTTGATTCTGGCCTGGATCTGTCTGCGGTATTTTAGTTTTGCTTTGATACAGCAGGTTATACACGTTGTTTTGTACAGCGTCTTCAAACCAGCTCAAACCGTGGATTTCGTCAAAATAGTGACCGCTTGCCATTGTGCCATATTGGATAATTGCGGTATCGTTCACGTATTCGACAAACACATTGCCGTTTTTATCTTGCAATGCAAGCGCCTGTGTTTCTGTCAGGGTCTCAGCAGAAACGCCTGGTTCTGTTTTATACATCAACGTAATGGTAGACCGGTTCGCTGCAAAGTTAACAGAGAATGCACGGCTCACAGCAGAAACGGCAGCATAGGCGCTTGAGCTTGAATACTGCGTCCATGTGCGTTTATATGCCAGCGTCTTCAGCTCGCTCATAATGTCATTTGTTACAGTGCTGTCGATGCAGTCAGCGTCTTGCGTAGTGATGGCAAAAATGCGCTTCAGATCAAGCCCCTCAATCAATGCGGCAACGTCGATATATTGCTGGTCGCTGATAGATGTAGCGGCTGCGAACGTAAGGCCAAACCATGCGGCGCTTGCTGCGTTAGCCAGGATCAGCGCGCACTCTGCTGGGGTTTCTGCATCTACACCGGCAATCGGTGCGCTGGCAGCTGTAGAGCTGGTGCATTTAATCAATGCGCTAATATCTACGCCAGAAGGCGGCGCAACGGCATAGCCAAGCGTCGAGGTAACGCCCAATGAGTCGCTGGTAATTACAAAGCTGTTGCCATCCCATGTACAGCCGCCATACGATCCAAGGCCGGTATTAATAACAGCAGCAACGCCGGTCATAGTAGTGGCAGCGGAAAAATCCAAGCTGGCAATCGTGCGATCAGTACCATCAATAGCAATTTTAAATGATCCGGTAGTGATGGCTTGCCATGTGCCTATGGTCTGTTCAGCGCTGGATAGCGCGCCGCCATACAGGACAGCAGAGGTATCAGCAGCAGCCCATCGGCCAATCATCAAGCGCAAAGGGTGCGGAGACTGGCCAAAATACAAGGATGCTGCGTAGTATTCAGGGGCAGACAGACCGAAATCAGTTGCAACAGATTCCAGAGTAGTGTATGAGCGTATGCGCTCGCGGGTGTCGATTACAGCAGAATCGCCAGCCACCAGCAACGTGCCAAAGCCACGGCGGGCGGCTGCTACAGGTGCAAGGTTGATTGTTGCGCGAACAAGGCGCGATACAGATAATCCGGTTGCCATGGTGTTGCCCTCAGTAAGCGCATTTTCAGCGCGATTGTATCAGTAATTGTACCTATTTGCTATAGCGGCAATAATGCCACAAAGCCTAAAGTCATCTGGATATTAGTGACATATACGCTTGATGTTCCCGTTTTATCTGTCATCCATATTCCGAATGTATCGCCGTTTTGAAGCCCTATAATTACGTTTAAGCATATCTGGTTTTCTTTATTTGCGCCTGATGTAAGGGTTTGAGAGACTGCTGTTGTTTCACCAGCAACAGAATCTAAGCCTATACAAGCGCCAATAACATGCGATCCGGCGCTGGTGTGGGCTGACATAGTGATCTGTACTTTATATAGGCCATAATACCCGTCTGGATCCGTCGCATTGCAAGTAAATGTCCCATCGCCATTATCGGTAAACTTATTCGCCGATACATTCCCCGACGCAGATCCAACATTAACCGGAACATACGTGCCGGAAACCCCTATAACAGTAGGCTCGTCCGGAAAAATAATTGCCCCAATATATGGAGGATCAGACTGGCTAGTGGCAGCAATAGCGTCTGCCATTTCAACCAGCAAATTACCCACCCGCAAATGCGTATTTGCGCCTTCTTCGGTTTCATCACGTATTACTATGGCCTGTGAGCGTAATGTCATGAGAAAGTCTCGTCGAAAGTTGCGTCGAATGTGCTAAACCGCGCGCGAACACCAGCCGCCCAGTCTGTTGTTATTTCTGGAGAATCCGATTCAATAGAGCCATCAGCGCCAAGGAAATGCAGTACCGCATAGCTGCTATTGACCTGCCTCCCCATAGCAATAATGATATCACAACGGTCATGCCACACATCATTTATCAATTCAGGGGCATGCACTATCTGCACGCCACCGGTTACGGAAATGCCAAGCAGCCATAGAGCCTCGCGATTCTGGGCAACCTGCAGACCGTCTCGAACGATAGCCGCATATCGCTGGCAGTTTGCACCATAGAAGCTACACGTTAAATCAAAGGTTTCGTATTGCTGAAACTGCATTTTTGTATCGATGCCGTCAGGTACTTGTACCTGATACGCTTGGCCAGCAACAAAATTGCCCAATGCAAACGCGCACCAGTTTGTCTCGTTTGTAGGTATGACGGGCATATTGGGCTGCCATGCGGGTCGCACGCGCGTACCAGTCAGCGCCGTAACGCCTACAATAAACGACTGGATAATATCTTCCAGAGCGTCATCGTTTGTAGAAAATGCTGCTGGAGTTAAATATCCACCTGTCGCGCTTGTATTAGGCATTGTAACCCGCCTCTATCAGTGCGCAAATGGATTCAGTGTACCCTGTGCCGTTTGCCCAGTTGCCAAACGGGTCAGATGTATACACCTGAAAGCGCTTGCTATTCCATACAACAATATCGGGATATTGACCATCTGCATCTGCAGACAGCTCGCCACGATACCACACATTTATTGCATCACGTCGCCGAACGCTGTCTGGCAGCCTCTGTAAATCATCTGGCTTGGCGGGCTGCACAACCATACGCACAGATGAAGACGATTCAGCCAGCACATTGCGCCCGCTTGAATTAACAACAGAAGTCCTGCGAATAAGCGTCACAAGATCCAGAAAATCCGCATCGTTAATAATTTCGCTTACATCAATGCGAGCCATTATTGTTTGCCGTTTCGTATGACATACGTTATTGAATTACGCAGCGATCCTGTATCGATCAGCGGCTTTGTTCGACTTACTCCACGGCGCTTACGAGCTGCCAGTGTTGATTCTGCAAGCGGCGAAAACCCTTCGCCTGCGGTAATTGTAGCCTTTACGCTATTCTGAGCAATCAATCCTGCTTTATTTTTCCCGACCAAAATAGCGCTCGGATTCAGCGATGTCAGAGCATCCGCCACCCCAACGCCAATAATCCGCGCGCACTGGTCTGTTACTTTTGCAACACCTGGCTCAAGAAACGGACGCGGCGGGATACCCTGCTTCGGGCTGCCCTTCTCCTGGATGTAACCGATTGATGCGTTACCAATCGGCGAGCCTTTGCGGTCATCCTTATCCGATGGAATCCCTATCAATACATCGCCGCTTTCCATTGCCTTTAATGTCTGCATGACCTTTGCGACATCATCCTTTAATACGCGAACGCCTGCGCTCATAGTTGCACGCCGCCCACGCCTATCATGCGCGCGAGCTGCAAATACTGCAGGCCGTAAGTAGTCAGATTCCACTGGCCGCCATTTTGCTCGGCCACGTTGCCATTATCATATCCTACTGAAACGCGCCCAACTACTTTACTAGACTGCATGCCGGTCTGCGCACCAGGAACACCGCCAGCTGCAGCGTTTATATTGCGACGCTGCAGGACTAAATTATGCGCAACAAAAAGGGAGATACCCTGATTATAGAGCGCCCCCCATTTGCTAAGACTTACCAGCTCTGCAGCAACACTAGCCCAAAAATCCAGCATCGACCCCGTATAATCGGTAGTTGACGCGAACTCTGGAAAATCAAGCCTGAACTGGGCATTATCCATGGTTATTTTTTCTTGCGAGAATGTTTTTCCGCAGCGGCTTCTGGCTCGGCTTCAATATCAACCGTTTCAGAGTCCGCATCATCAGCAACCTCGACCGCTACAGCTTCCGCAGCGGCTTCTGGCTCGGCTGGCTTTTCTACAGGCTTGCCCTGTGGAACTATCCAGCCTGCTTTCACGTAAATATCCCATGCTTCGCCGCAGGCGTGGCCGTCGGGGATCTCCCGAAGACCAACGCCATAATCAGCGCCGTACAGTGATATTGACTGTCTCAGCAAGACTTTCATGATTAAATACCATCACGATAGATTGCAGTTTCTGGGTAGATGTATTCAACACAGCCCAGGCCGGCAACATAAGGAGCGGCAAATGTGATGCCCTGATAGTACGGGGTTTCACGACGCACAGGAGCGAGGTTGTAACGCACATGGCGCTCGCTGTCGCTGTACGCAATCATGCGCTGCTTGCCATCAACGCCGGCCGCATCCAGATACTTCATCGGACGGATAGAAAGTGCCTTGCCATTGACCTGAAGCGCCATGGAATTGTCTTCCAGGTATTTCAGGATTGAGCCACCAGCACCATCTGTACCAGCTTTTTTGCCAACAATCAGAGCGTACTCTGTAGGAGGCAAGCCAAGCACGTTAGGGCATACTGCATAAGCCGAACGCGCCCACGCTGCTTTGATCGCATCGTTAACGTCGAACAGGATTTCGTCAGCAGTTTTGCTTGCCCATGCGGTAAGGGTAGACGCACCAGCAACAACCAAAGATGCGTTAACTTCCGCGCTGTTAACCAGACCGGTAATGCCGAGAGTGCTGTCGCCTGTATACACCATGCCATCGACGTCCATATTATAGGACTCAATCAATGCATAAGTTTGCATGTTGTCGAGATTCTGGCCGATCAGCTGCGAGCGCTCCAGCTCAACAGATGTATAAGCAATTTCCATTGCCCATACGTTAATCGGAGAAGTAACCGGCGTGCCATCAACCTGAATCGATGGGATTGCACCGCGCTTGCCAGATCCAACCCATGATTTACCAGTTGCGCCGATAGTACCAGCGCGGGCAAATGCGCCACGGGTAAAAGTAGTGGACTGGTTAGCCAGTGAAACACCAGGGCGCAATTTAATATCGCGCGACCATGTGACGCTTGTCAGCGGCTCATGCAGCGCGGTATCAAAGTTGTCAAGCTGGTTAATGAAAAAAGCCAATGAACTATCGCGAGTAATCATTTTTACATCTCCCCTTAAGCGATCTGGATTTCGCAATTGTTGGCAGCGTCTTTGCCAGCACTTGCAAAAGTTACCCCTGGAAGGGCGACGTTGTTACTGACCAAAGTCAGAGGGATATAATCACCAGCAATAGCACCAGTACCCCCAGTAGTAACAGTAAAAGTAATACCGAAAGCGGTATAAGCTGTGCCGTTTGCGCCAACCTTGCCAATGTCGCCATCGGGTGAAATCAGGTTGAAGGCAGTTGCAGCCGTCATCAGAATACGATAAACACCAGGAACAGCATCAGCACTGGCGGACAATGTGCCAGCTGTTGCGTTACCAGTACCAACCATTGCGCCAGCAGTCAGACCGTAGTCATAGGCGGCCTCAAAGTCGCCGACCAGCTGCGTAGATTCTTCTACGACGCGCATGTATACCTGGCCGCCCTGTGTAGGCGTGCCGGTAGCGCAGGCAACAGAAACAAATCCCTTGCGGATAACTTGCTGCACAAAATCAGTATCAGCAGTATTGCTGGTATTGTCTGTGCTGATGGCTGGGGCTGAGCGCTGCAATACGCCGTAAAAATTTGCGGCCGTATCGTTTGCATCAATGTTGGATGCCTTATTGGTAACCATTTTAACTGGTTTGCCATAGACAATAGCTTCATTCAGAGCCACAGGCACAACAACCGCACCCTCTTGGCGTGAAAGCTCACCTGGAATGCCCGAAGGCGCGCGTGTTACGTAAGCGACCATGATTTATTACCTCTGTTGATTAAGATTTTTTATGCCACACTTCGGCGTGTTTTGCGTTCAGCTGTTCAGGCGTAACCGAAGCAGCGGCCATTGTAGGAGCGGCATCAGCAGTGCGGCTTAACGCACCCTTACGCTTTTCCTTCAATACATTTGCTGTGCCGATGAACACCAAGTCCACCATATCAGCAGATTCAAAATTGATTTCTTTGCCGAATGTTACAGCTTCAATGGCTGCTTTGCCATCAGCGGTTTTCATAGCGGCTTTCAACGCCTGCACTTTGATATCGGCAGTAGGTTCAAGACCTGCCGCGATAACCTCAGCATCGGCAATAACCTCAGCATCGGTGCATTTGTCATTCATCATTGCTTCTTCATCGGATTTTTTCTTGGCATCAGAAACTGCGGCTTCTTCTTCAACCGATTTTTTGCGCTTGCTTTCTTCCAGCAATTCGCCAATAGCGTCTTCCACTTTTTTCAGGCGGGCATCCATCGATTTCGCGTCTGTAACGGCTTCTTCTTCGACTTCAATTTCTTCAGGCATACCATCTGCCAGCTTCATAAATTTCGGCAGCAAGTCAGCCAGTTTCAGTTTAATCTTCATTTTAATGCCCTCTTTTGTATCACGAATAGCCACGCTTGAACCAGCGCGACCAGCGCTGACAATCGCAACATGGTTGCCAATAATCTTTGTCCGTACTGCGCGGCCATCTGCTACCGGCTCGCTCTCTGCGTCATAACCGCAAGAAACCTCGCGCAATCCCGCGCGCACTGCGTCAATGCCGGACTGGGCAGATATCATCAGATCGGCCACAAGCTTATCGGAGTCTACCCCGTCGCCCTGGCGCACGTTTTGCATTGTGCCGACCGTAACCTCTTGCCAGTTTTTCGGTGTTACATCTGGCAATTCTGGGTCTTCATTTGGCTCTGGATGTTGCACTGTAACGGACTTGCCTTCATAGCTGGCAATCGTTTCAGGAGAAAACAGGACATCGGCTGTATTGGTTAGAATGACCTTGCCGGTAGTGGTTGGTACAGATGGGCACTCATACGCCGCATACATCATATCCCCGACGCGCGCAACCGGTACGCCGATGCACACCAGATATCCCTCTGGCGTTTCGTGCATATTGTCGCTGATCTGTTCAGTCGTGTAATAACGCAACTACAGCTACTCGCGCCCCATCGCGCAAACCATCATTTGTTATTGACAGGCTGCGGATGGTCGCAGCTTTTCGGGTGGCCGCCCTAGTCAATGTGGATTATACCTATTTTTAATAGTGCGTCAATAGGGTTATGATCCGTGTGTGGTGCAAGAGCAGAACAGCTTGCGGGTCGTCTGGAACGTAGGTAGGATTTTATCCACGCCGATAGCCAGCGATAAATGTGGTTCACGAGAAACTAGCCCGCCACCACAACCAACACGCAAAACCTATGGTAGATGGGGGAAAACTCGGCGCTGTCCTCATACGGCGTATCAACAGGGAATAATCTGCAAGCTGGGGTTGGGTTTCCCTATAAAGCAGGTAGCCGCGCCTGTAGCGACAGAGCGGCGTTTTTTTAATCTGGAATAATCGGCTCGGCATAACATCTGCAGTTGTACGTCATACCAGGATTGAGTGGCTCGCCGTCAACTATTGGCGGATCATCATAGGCAAATACTTCTCCCTCTAATTCGGCATGTGACTCCCTCACGTCCGAATCGCCAGCGGTTCGCCAGATGTAATGCGTTGCGCCTACCTCTTTTGCGCGAACCTCTGTAACAATCGATGCTGCTTTCGCTGTTTCTGTGCGGGCAATCAGCATGGCGCGGGATTCTGTGACCTCCTGCGTGCGTGCTATTTCAGCCGCTACAACATCCGGCCGCTTTCCGCCTGTGAATGCCTGTAATGCAAGATTCTGGGCACGCACCCCAGCATCTAGCGGCAACGATGTTATCAGCTCAACCTGTGCATTCTGGATCGCCCGCGTCGCCACCCCCATCGGGGTCTGGTTTATTTGCTGCCTGAGCGTTAGAGCTATCTGCCTGGATTGCGCCTTTATGGTACGCTCGACGCTGGCCTTTGTACTGGCAATCATCTTGCTTGCCGTTCGGTTCGCCCACGGCTCAAGCATTACAGCATACTTTTCCAGCTCCGCCATCATCTTTGCAGGGTAGGTAATAACCGCGCCATCTGCATGCATATCCACAATATTCGCAGCCGCACGCGCTACCTTTTTTAATGCCCTGGCGTATTCTTTTTCTGTTGATTTTTTAGGCTTCATTTATCAGCGGCCACGGCTTCAATAGCGGGTATATCTTCCCCTGTTTCAACCTTTGGCATTGGCGGCTCTGACTCGACTTCCGCGATGTATTCCGGCGTGACGTTTGTAAATAAGCCTGTCTCCTTCGAGATGCCAGCCAGCTCTTTTGCCGCAATCGGTTCACTAATCATGCCCCCAGCCAATGCAAGATCGATTGACTCCACAGCGGTTTTTGCCATGGTGAATTTTTCTGTTGTGCTCATTTGCCACAGTGGGGCAAAGTCAAAATCCAGCGTATCGGGTCTGGCCTTGCCGAATAGCGACCGGTAAGAAACAGAAATAATCAGATCCAGCGGATTTCGCAGATTCATTTCTTGCTGGGCATTGATCGAGTCGTAATAGTTGCGCATGTCCGCGTCGCCGGTTGCGCTCAGCCCAGCGGGAGACTGGCCAAACAGCCGAACCAGAGGGATGCCACACGCGCCTGATATCTGCTGCCCAAACTGCAGCAAGACATCATTTAAGCCTGAAAACGTATAACTGTTATAGGTCATTGTGTCTTCAGAATCGGTGAGCGTCAGACCCTCGTTAGACTGCAGCTGCCTGATATATGCAAACATCGTAATCAGGTTTTCTTCTGCCTTCCCGCCGGCTGCTAGTATCTCGCGCAGACCCTTAACACCGATCTGTCGCAGGTAGGCTTTCTGCACCAGATTTGATACACCCATAGTCGCAGTGTCGTAACTTATCAGCCTGTCGTACATGCGCTCCAGTATTGATTCGCCCCACATATCGAGTGTAATGGCCTGATAATATGGCAGCTTGATGCCGACAAAACGCAATACCCTGGAATGGTGTATCCAATCGCCGTAAGCGTTTGGATTGCCCCTATTATTCCAGCCGGTGACAATCCTGTAATATTCAGGCAGCCCGATATCCTTACCCTGCTGTATTTTTCTCGTGTTATCCGGCTGGATCTGCCAACGGTCATATACAACAATTCCCTTAAATTGATCCTGCTTGACAGTCTCAACCCTTAGCGGCGTGGCAAGATCCTGCCCATCAATATCCAGTACCCCAATCGCCCCACCATACAGCCGTGACCATTTAAGGCAGTCAGTAAGGCCGCCCCATATCCCTATTTTTATCATGTATCGCTGCAGCTTATGGATATCATCGGGGGCATCGGGCGAAGAAATATCAATACCCGCACGGATCATATCCTGCGCATAATCGTCTATTACCTTGCCGCCAATCCATGATGTGCGGTATATGTTCTCCAGCAGTACGCGGTTTATCGTAATCTGATACGGTAAATACGTGCCAGAAGACAGGATATTATCAGCGCCAAGACCTACGCGCCCGACAAAATTAGCCAGGCCATCCGAGTGTTTCTGTGTGCCGGCATCTGTGGTTTTTACCCCAGCATCTGCGGTTTTTACGGATGGCTGACTTTTTTGCTTTTTCATATCATGTTTTCCCATACCTTGGTACTGTTGGATTGCAGAATTTCAACAATAGCATCACACATAGGGTCAATCTGGTCATCATGCGCGTGCGAATCGTCAGCTGTGAACGCCTCACATTCTGCCACAAAATCGCTAACAAATGGAGAATTTTCAGGAATTGACACATATCCGGACTCAATATACCCCTGAATATCCAAAACTCTGGTGTATTTGTCCCTGTTTCGCTGTATTGGAAATATCGGGATCTGGTTATCTCGCTGGATATCTTGCACCAGCCCAGTGCCGGATGCCTTATCCTCTACCCCCATCCTCTGCAAAGAACCCATTTTATCGGGGTTCATATCCGCATGTTTATTCCAAAAGTCAATAGCCTTTCGCTTTAAATCCGGAGCTTCCCACTTGCCCCGAATCTGATCAATCATGTATGCCTTGCCATCAACCCCCAATCCCCAGCACTGGAACACGCTATAGTCGTGGCGCTCCTGTGTTTTCTGTGCGGTATCTGCATAGATTCGGCGGTATTTAATGACCGGCAAAATATCATACCTGCCGAACCACTCCCCCCTGATTAAGCCGCCGCCCCTTGGGGCTGGTCGCTGTTGAAACTGACCGGCAACAGCCTGGCTGCCGCCTTTAAGCATCATTATTTTTTTATCGCGCTCTACTACATCAGCGGGGAATCGCTCACTAAAAAGCAATTCTCCGTCATGGGTTCTAGGATCTGGATAGTATGGCGACATACATCTTCGCTCTGGCTCAAATTCCATCGGCAGCATGATATGCACATAACCAAGCATATCATCAGCAGACAATATCAAACCGGAAACATCGTTTTCATGAATGCGCTGCATTACCACAACTATCGCGCTGGATATTGGATTATTCAAGCGGCTTGGCACTGTCTCAGTAAATACGCGGAGTGTTGTTTCTCGCTCCGCATCAGACAATGCCCCTTCTATAGAATGCGGGTCATCAATAATAACCCTGTCGCCGCGCGAACCAGTCAGCCCTTTCATTGCCATTGAATGACGGAATCCGGTCACGCTGTTTTCAAACTTCGATTTCTCGTTCTGATCCTTGGCAAGAAAAATAGGCCATCGCGTTTGATACCAATCACTGGATATCAATCTGCGCATTTTCATAGTATCTCGTATTGCCAGATCTTGCTGGTGAGATGCCGTTACATATCGGGTTGAAGGCATGCCCTTTGCGCCCCATTCCCATGCAGGCCAGAATACCCCGACAAGCAAAGATTTCATGGCACCAGGCGGGATATTTATCAGCAGTCTGGTTATATCGCCATTGGTAACCGCCTCAAGATGCGCGCATATACAGTCAATGTGCCATCCATGTACATATTTTTGCGACGGTTCTACCACATGCCACGCAAGACGAACAAAAGCAGCGAGCGATTTACTGCACGCATAACGCTCGATATTGATTAAATCACTTTCAGTTAACTTGGCTTGCGCTCGCACGGATTGCAATGATCTCCTGCAAAGCTGTATCAGATAGCAGCGACGGATCAATAGTTGACTCGTTTTTAATCATCCCCGCATGCTCAATTGTGGCTTGTGACGAATAACCATGCTTGCCTAGCATTAGCTTAACAATAGGAGCATTAAATTTCTCAGTCAGTCCGCCAGCAATAAGCATTGCCTCCTGTTTCGCCTGCATGCCCTCGATCAGTGTGGCTATGTCTTCGTCTTGCTCGCACCATGCTTTGATCGTAGGCTTTCCGACTCCAAGATAAGCGGCCAGACCTGCGATGTTTGGCACAATATGCGAAACATCAGAAAGCGCCCATCCGCTGGTTATATAATCCAGGATCTTTTCGTATCGCTCGTGCGGTTCAATTACTGCAAGTTTCATTTTGCCTTAACGCATGCCGCTTCGATATTTTGCAGGCTGTAGCACACTTCATGCTGTCCACCGTCGATGTTGAGGATTTCGCACCGGCTGGTTACCGCTTTTACAGCATCGATACAGGCTGCCTCGCTTTCAAACTTTTGCATGGACACTGTCGGATTATCTGACAATGCGGCCATAGTGACGATCAGGATAAATGCTTTCATTTCAATAGCTCCTCTCTCCATATCTTGTAATCTTTAGGCGCTTCGATGCCTATTCTGTGATTTATGCGATTCCTGCCAGATGATGACAGGTGCGCAATCAGCAGCGCCTGCCCGTCAAAATCCGGCCTTGATACTCCGCAATAAGGTATTGGCGTGGCTGCTTCATCGCAGTAAAATAAGCCTTGCTCGTCGCAATCTACCCACAGGCTATTACCCTGCGGGGATTGTATCACGAATCGCTCGCCGGCATAACGGGTGATTATTAGCATTAGCCCGCCACTCTCCATGCCACAATGTCTAAGTCGAAGCCATAAATTTTTGCATGCTGCCACCGTAATTCTTCAGCCAGGCAAATTGCAGAAATAACCCCATTTCGGTGCATTACCTTTACTTGTATGCATGCAGGAACCGGACACTCTCCCCCCTCCCATCCTTGCCAGCCTTTGGGGAGTGGTTGGGCGATTTCTGGTAGATCAGCCAACGCCATAATATCGTCACGCGTCATCGGCTCATAGTGAAACGGCACAGGCTGCGGATCAACCTGCATCGCTCGACGATATAGCGCGCAGACTGCCACAGCAACAAAAACTATAAACAGAAATATGCAAAATCCGGCTTCAAGTGTCATGGCTTATGCTCCTTTCCTGATTGCCAGGCGGCTATCCATCCAGCGGCCGATGATGTTTGAATATTGATCCATGGTAAGCTGGCCATGCCTGAATCTCAGCAGCGGGCGGCTTCTGTTGCTGCCAGTTAATGATTTCCTTGGGGCTTGCTGCGGTACGCCGTTTACTATGGCCACGGTCGACAGCTTTCTTTTCTGGGAATAGGCTGCTCGGCGGGTTGCTCGATTGCCAAACGGGTTTGGCGTGTTGTCTGGTTTGTATGGTCTTGGCATTTCCTTTCTCCTTTGCTTGCTTGCCGGTATTGGCTTTGGTGCTGCGTTTTAAATATTACCACAAAACACCAGCCCGCTATCAATAGGTAATTCTACTTATCAAACAGATGGGAATTGCAGCTGCCCCGAAGCGTGCCATCTGGGTTACGCTTGTATTCCACCTGGCCATTAAAGTCAGATTTAACCAGGTATGCAAATTGTTCCACGGTCTTGCCGCTCTGGATGTATTGCGCTACCTGCTCGGCTATTTCTTCGCGCAGATCGTCTGTTTCAAACTTGCATGGTCTCATGGTGCTGTTTCTCCGTTTGTTCATGTGTTGGTCAAAAAGTGGCTATGTGTAACCGTGCAACCTGTGTATCTATGTTGTATATATACCCTAAAATACTCCTAATACTGCTATTTAACATAATATCTGTATTTTTAAATTAATAGAATATAGGTTACACAGGTTACACAGGTTACAAATACATAATGAATATATGGCATTTTTTGCGTGTAACCTACGTTATCAGGTTGCACTGTTTATCGCCCGAGGTGGCACAAAAAGGAAGTTTTTTCCGCCAGCCCGTTTTTTCATTTTTTCGTTCATGGCCAGGATAACGATGGCGGCATGTGTGACCTCGCCACGGTTTGGCTTGTCGTATCCGATCTCTGACATGACATCAGTGGCCGTTTTCCACTCCCAGAATGCCGTTTTTGCCTCCCAATCGTAGCGCGAAAGGATCTTTTCCTTGATTGGATCGGTGGCATCAAAACGCTTGTTTGACTCTGTTAGAAGCCACATATCGTCCGGAGTCAGCAGCCATGGCCGAGATGTTCCACGGTCTGATCGATACCACGGCATGAATATAGTTTCGTATACCTCAGCCCAAACCTGCTGCATATCAATGCCGTGGTCGTGGTTAATGTGCGAACAGGCGACCGTCCAGTATCGGCGGTTTCCGGTTTCATCCTGCAGGAATTGCTGCGGGTTTACACTGGCGAAAAATACTGTCCGGCGTGCAAAATGGGATTCTGTAACAGCGTACGGACGGCGCAGCACGTCTTTATCGCGCGGGATGAATGCCTTTAGCTGGGCAATATCAGCCTTGCGGAATGTAGCATCCAGCTCTCCCAATTCTACAATCCAGTTTGATACAGCCTGTTTAACACTGTCGGTCGAGTCTGGTCTGAGAATAATGCCATCCTGGATAATACGCATATCTGCAGGCGCTAGGGATTTGATCCATTGTGTTTTACCGATGGCCTGATCGCCCTGGAACACCAGCACGCCATGGGCAGACACGCCATCTGGCAGGAAAGCGGCGGCGACTGCAGATGTCATCCATCTGGTAATGAGCATGTTTTTCTGGTTTGTGTCCTCAGGCTCTGCGGTAGTGACGGTATTGAGTAGCTGCTGAAGGCGCGGCATGCCATCCCATGGCTTTGATTCAATCCAGGTGGCAACAGGGTTATACAGGTTTTTATCTGCCAGATAGCCCAAGTAGGAAAGCAGATTTCCAATGGGGTAATCAATTTTTGCGCACCGCGACTGAATCCATGCGATGGATGCATTTGCCTGGTTGTCTACGGTAAAAGACTGGTTGGGGATAATTATTTCAAGCTCTTTTTTTATGACGTTATAGCGTACGTTGATATTCAGCCGGCGCATGATCTCGCGCAGATTTTCAATAGTAGCAAGCGGCTTGCCCTTCCCCGATGTGTCTGGCAGTGGGGATAGATAGTCAAAGCTATCCGGCTGAATGTCTGCAATAAGCGTGCCGGTTCGTGGCTCTGCGTGTACTACTTCTTGTACAGATGGGGCGAAATACTGGGCGGCCTGCAATGCATGTTTTTTGGCGTACGCCTTCGGGTCAAAGTCTGGGGTTACATCGGCAAGATCCCAGCCGGCCATGAATGGAGGCGGCACAAATCGGATATTCTCACACAAGGAATTGAGCGCATTGTATATGTCGCGGGCAGCATTTATGCCTGGCTCGTCGCCGTCTGGCCAGATGGTAACGGATCTTCCGTGCAATGGCTGCCAGTCGTGCTTATTTGTAGCCTGAGCGCCGCCAGACCACGTAACGACGTTGAAATTAGGAAATATCTTGCGAGCGGCATCGGCTGTTTTTTCGCCCTCGACAATCAGGATGGGATGCGACGGCCGCTCGTTTATGGTTTCCAGCCCGTATAAAGGCCGTGGCGTGGAAAATCCCTTCCATCGGAATTTCTCTGCGCCGGTCTCGACATTCCTGCACCAGGTAAACGGCAGGATGTCTTTCTTCCCATCAGGCTTATCAAAGCGGCAGGTATAGCCAATGATTTCTCCGCTAGGCATGCAGTATGCCCAGGATGCGGACGGCGCGCCGTGCATCGGGTGGATAATCTCAGGGGGTGGTAATCCCGCTGGCTGGTATCCGATTTGCTGCCATGGCTGCGGCGCCGGTTTCTTGCGCGCTGCTGGCTCTACGCTGATTGAGCCATTGATTTTATCGACAGCTGCGGGGAAGTCACAGTTTTCGTACTGCATGACAAACGAAATAGCGTCGCCATCAGCGCCGCACCCGAAGCAATGGAATATCTGTTTTTCTTCATTAACCTTGAATGATGGGGATTTTTCCTGATGGAATGGGCAGCATGCCTCATGCTCTACGCCGTTTTTTTTTAAGTCTGGCACGTATTTTGCTATTACAGAGACGATAGACGCCCGCGCTCGCTGTATATCTGTTTCGGGGATTGCCATTTATTGGATTCCTTGCTGTGTAGCGGGTCGTTTAGCGTATCACTGAATTTGCAGGTTTAACAGTCTGTGGATTTATACAGCGCGAATCGCCACTCCAGCCCATGCTTTGCGGCTTTCTTGGTTAAAACCTGGATATGCACCTCGACAGTCCGCTTCGCAATGCCTAGCTTGTCGGCCATTCCTTGGTTTGTGTATCCCTGTATGCGCAGATCGTATATTTCGCGCTGGCGTTTTGAGAGTGATTCTAGGAATTCATTCACGACAAATGCCACCCGTTACACTTGCTGCATGGAACGGCATATCGCTGCTTGCCGGATTGCAGAGATAATTTAACGGCGACTGTCCGGCAGGCAGCTTGTGATGTGAAGCGTTTGCGGGGGCGGCATGAGTTCATACCAACACCGCCGCAATAGCCATGCCAGCCAGGACTCCGGATGCAAATATTGTTACGAATGCAAGGATTTTCATGGTTATTCAACCTCCTGCGGGTTTCCATTATCGTCAAGAATGTAATAAACATCTGGCTTTATGCCATTTTCTCCAGTCATTGATGAAAATATGTGCCTGATATTATAATCATCATCTCGATTGACAATAACAATTGCTGATCCAATACATGCTTTGGCTTTTCCTTGATATCCTGAAGCCATAGCAACAGATGCTTTTCCTTCTACACTGGCTGCTGATTGGTCACCCGTGTTGCTGGCTGCTGATCGGTCACCCGTGTTGCTGGCTGCTGATTGGTAACCCGTGTTACTGGCTGCTGATTGGTAACCCGTGTTACTGGCTGCTGATTGGTAACCCGTGTTACTGGCTGCTGATTGGTCACCCGTGTTGCTGGCTGCTGATCGGTCACCCGTGTTGCTGGCTGCTGATTGGTAACCCGTGTTACTGGCTGCTGATTGGTAACCCGTGTTACTGGCTGCTGATTGGTAACCCGTGTT